GATACCGAGGACGGCAGAACTTGGAAATTATTCCCTACTCCCCGCGAAGCCTTCGCTTCGCTGATCGACAAGGTGTCGGGACGGGGAATGTGGGAGCGTAATCCGTGGGTCGTGGCTTATGAGTTCGAACTGGTGAAATAGTTACAAATTGTGGAAATATTTAAAGTTGAATTCTCTTGGGTAGAGGAAAGCCCCAGCGGAGGCCCGTGGATGGCTAAATCCGAAATAAAAGTATATGATGCTGAAACCGCAAAAGAACTGATGACAAAGATCGATGCGTTTTTGAATGACGATCGAAACGGATACCGAAAGCATATAAAGGTCGATAATATCGAAAGGCTGTAAATATTTTTTCGCAAATCGATCGCCTGCGACCGCCAAAACGAATTTTTTAACCAATATAATTATTATGATTACGATAACTTTCGGTAAATGGGTGTTAGCGCTGGGATTTAATTATTCGTATAATGGCTCATGCTTCTATTCTTCGTTTGCATTCTTACCAACCGTTAGATTTATATGGGTGAGAGTTCTCGACCGAAATCTTTACGAGTTTCGAATCGAGTTCCTGAATTTGTTTTATTCCATTTCCTTTAAGGAAGCCGCGAAACCTGAGAATTGAGCGAAATACGAACGAGCAGATACTTACGGTCTGCTCGTTCGTCATTTTGTCGATATTTTGCGAGAATCTCGCTATTTTATCGATACGTCTCCGATCTCGACGCTGACGGATACGCGTCGGGTTTGCGGTTCGGCCGATGTGTCGATAACCGTCACGGCATACTGTTCGAGGTTGACGATGGTGCTGTCGTGGTCGTGATCCGTGACGGATCGCATTCGGGTGAATGTCCCGGCATAATCGAGCCTCAGATCGCGCAGTACGATGCGCAGGGCGCCGAGCAATTCGAAATCCTCTACGGCAGGATCGGCGGTTCGTCCCACGGCGGTCCGCGTACCTTCGTCGCGACGTAGATGTTTACGAGCACCGTTCCGCGCTGTACGTGCCGTCCTACCTGCTGCCACTGTATATCCGAGAATTCGATCAACGCGCAGGGATAGCGCAGCACCTTCTCCTCTTCGAGGTGTGCGAACTGGTTGTTGTAACGGTCGACGTATGCGACGAGTTTCGAATCCAATAGTGCATGTGCGATGTCCGTGTAGAGTTTCGCGCGAACGTCTTGGGATTGTCTTTCATCCATGATTCAATGCTATTTAATCGATGTTTCAAATGTCGAATATCTCTTCCACGGCGCGCTCTACGATGCGATCGAGCTTTTGGTCGAGCATCTGGCTGTCGCCCATGAACTGCCGCTGCGGCAGCTGCATGTGGCGTGTGTGGCTGCGCACGGTGTGGCTTCCGGTCTCTACGCGCTTCGTGCGTGTCCGCTCCTTTCCGGAGCTCGTGGTGTACTTTTCTTGTACACGTCCGTAGGTGCGGCGCGTGTGGGCGCGCACGGTGACGGTCTCGTCGACGCCGAAGTTATGCGCGGCGGCATAGGGTGCTTCGGCGGCGATGGTGATGCGGCGGAATGTCGCACGACGGATGCGGATCGAACGACGAAGACGTCCGGACTTCACAAGAATCGCGCGCTTGCGATCCGTATTCTTTTTTCTTGGTTTCCATTTTTTTAATATGCGGCCTTCATACCATCCCTGCCGCTTGAATGAGTCGACGAAAAAGTTACGGGCCGCATCGGCCATGGCCTGCGGGAGTCGAATGCGCACGCGGTCGAGTCGATGCCGAAGGTCGCGCCAGGAGTAGGCGTATCCGTTGACAATGATTTTCTTTGCCATTACAATAGTGTCGTTTGGATGAATTTTTCAGTGCGACGAGCCGCTGTTCGTGCATGTTTCGGATCGATCTCATACCCCACGAATCGGCGTCCCAGTTTGGCAGCCATTGCACACTCCGTTCCGCTTCCGGCGAAGGGTACCACCACGAGTGCACCGGGACGTGTCGTGACCTGAATCAGATAACTGGTGATCGCATCGCCTTTGACTGTGTCGTGCCCGTAGCGTTTCGATGCGCCGGAATCTTGCGGAAACTGCAATACGTCGGTCGACCGTTCGGGAAGATTGAACGGCCGCCGCAGCTCCTCGTAGTCCTTGCGCAGCTCCTCGTAGTCCCTGCGTAGCTCCTCGTAGTCCTTGCGCAGCTCCTCGTAGTCTCGGCACAGATACTCGCTGTTGGGCCGATCGCCGTTGAAGAGGTTGCGAAGACGTTCATAATTCTCTCGGGTCGGCAATTCCCATTGTGAGCCGCGCGTGAACCAATGTCCGGCCATGCAGGTATGCAGGGCATCGTTGACATGCTTCGGTGTGAAGCCTGCCCGTTCCATTTCCGAGATCATGTAATCTACCAGAGGCTTCATGCACCGTGTCCGGCACATCCCCTGTTCGTATTCGAATACACGCAGAATTTTCCGAGCCTCACCTTCCCGAATCTCAGGCCTCGACTCATAAAGTATGAATCGTTCTGCATTCGGAATGAATTTACGCGATATTTCTGCGTTTTGCACTTTACCCCAACCGTTCGACTTATTCCATGTGCAGCTATTTAAAAACTGAAACATAGTGTCAAGGATCACCTGCGTATATGCGATTCGATTATCGGAGCCCCACCATATCAGTGTACCGTTGTCTTTCAATAAGCGCCGGCACTCTTCACCCCAGCGGCGTACATCGTTCAGGTAATCGTCGAACGTCGGCCATACGAAGTCGAAATCGCCTTTGTACTGGAAATAGGGCGGGTCGGCGATAATCAAGTCGGCGCAATGATCGGGCAACCGATTTTTCATAAAATCGCAGTTGTATACGACATTTTCGGGGATTTCCGTCATAATTTTTTGGAATTAAGAATTTGTTGATTATATTTGCATTGCATCTTTATGGCAGTCGTTGGACTGCAAGTCCTGCCTGCGGACAGGGCCACCCAAGCGAGCCTCTTCGGAGGCTCGTGTTTTTTAGAATCTTTCGACCTCTCCATCGGGAAATATGACGATGAGCTCATCGAGTCGGTTGTCGCGCTTGGCGGCCGTGGCGCGTTCACGTATGCGGTAGTTTTGATTTTTGCCGCCCGTTGTCAACCGCACTACCACTCGGCGCGCCTGCTGCGCCGCCTTGTTGATGTTGCGCACCATGTTGTTTGGGGTCGTCTGCTTGATCTCGAAGACGTGTCCGTCGAATACCGCGTCGGCGTTTTTGAGCGGATCGGGCGGCAACTCGCCGGCAGGATAGAAGTGTCGTTTCACCGCTACATCGTCCTTGTGAATATCCGGCAGCAGGGTCGCCTTTCGGACGATTCCTTTCCCGAGCAGGATGTCCGTCGCGGCGACGTTCTGCGCCTGCTCGTGGTCTCGATGCAGGCAGCTTACTTCTACGACATGCCCTCCGGGGGTCTTCGCATCGAAATAGGTGTTCTCGACCGGGATGTATTCGAGAGCCTTTGCGAACGTTTTACTGCTTATGCCATTGAAATAGGGGTGATTCCTGGGGAACAGCAGTCCGGCCTTCGCCAGATTGGTCTTGAACATATCCGGCAGGTCGTCGGGCATCCGTATGAGCTTCTGCGGTGTCGCGGCACCCGATACGACCCGCACCAGACATCGGCAGTTCCACCCGTTCGGCGGGTAGATCGTATTCCATATCGGGTCGCTCATGGGGCGTTGCAGGCCGTTGAGTGCAGCATGCGAGGCGCGCACGCGGTCGTCGCCGACAGTCACGTAGCGTAACATGGGATCCCCGCCGCGCGCTTCGAGCGACGCCCACTCGGAAGCCGTCTCAGCCGCGCCGATGGCCGTGTCGTATTCGGTACGGAGGTAGTCGACATTGTAGCGGCTGTCGATCTTGCGTGCCTCGGTTTGGAACTCCGAGAAGCTGCGCACGCGCCCCTCGTCGTCGATAAGCGTATCGGTGAGGGCTCGCAGCTGGTGGTGGTTCTTGGCTACGGAGAACTGGTAAACATTGCGACGGAGGTTCTCGACCATTCCGAAGTCTGGTGTGCCGTACTCGGGTGTTATGGCGCGACGTCCGTATCCGTCGAGGAGCGCTTTGCGCAGCTCGTCGTCAGTGAAGGTCATCGACGCTTCGTCGAAGTCGATCTCCTCACCCTCGAAGATGCGGCGCAATGTTTCGGCAGCGACATGCCCTTCGTCTACCTCTGCCCGTACATCCGATCCAGTTCGGCTATGGCCGGGCTTTTTTTTTTGAGTTCAGCCGTTGCGAACAACCCCGCAGCCTGCTGTTTCACGCCCGTAATTTCGATGTTGTATTTCTCCTTGAAATAGGCAGGGTCGACCTCGTAGTTGGCCAGTATCATCTGCTCGATCTGCAACTGTTGTTCGGGCGTGTAGCTCACGGCTTCGTCCCACACAAATTCGTCGTCGTCGGTGAAGGGCAGCCCCATTTCCTGCAACTTGGGCAACAGCTGCCAGTTGACCATCGAGGCGATCATCGTCATGCGGGAGTGTACGACACGGTTGAAGATGTCGAGGTGCGTTTCGGACTGCGAGAGCGACGACCCGTCGTCGATGGTCATCGTCTGGTTGAGAATGGCCTTCGAGATGTTGGTTTGCGCCCGTGCGATACGCTGGTCGAAGACCTGAAAGGCATCTCCGCGCTGCGTTTCGAGGAATTTGATCTCGGTACCTTCGGGGAAAAGGCCGAATGCCGCGGCGCCCATCTGCCGCAGCGCCGACATGATCGTGGCCTTGTCGCTGTCGTCCGTGGAGGTCGTCGTCGCCCACCGCACGGGAATACCGAACAGTTCGCCGAACGAGTCCCAGAATCCCGACATGTTTTTGATGGATATGGCTTCGGGCGCCACTTTGAGCAGGAATCCCAGCGGTTCGTCAGCATTTATGTCGATGAGGAACCGGTTCAGGCGGGGGTTGTTGCGGTAGTCGATACCCATCGACAGGTCGTCATTGATGTCTTTCAACACCAGCCCGTACTCCGGCACGACGTGCTCGCGCGGAATAAGGTGTACGCTGTCGATCGTCCGGCGTCCGCGCATTTCGACGACATTTCCCAGCTCCACGAGTGAATTCCCCCACGCCTCGGCATCGAGGGCGTGGTGCATCAGGTCGCGGAACCACGGGCAGGAGATGATCGAGGTCTTCTCCGGCAGCTCCTTCGCCGTTTTCTCCGAACGAATGTAGAAGCGTCGCTGCATGACGGCCGTCTCGATCTGCCGCATACAACCTTCGACCTGCGTGTTGAGTACGACGTCGGCGTAGACGTTGTAGAGATCCGCCCGCCGGGGATTCTCGACGTCAGCGGCCGCCTCATGCGCCCGCCGCCAGCGTCCGATGTCTTGGCGGTAGAATGCACGTGACTGCTCGTCGATCTCGATCAGCGCGCGGCTATGTTTGCGGATATCTTGCGCCACGGCCTCCACACGCGTCTGCGGCTTCGGCCTCCGAAAAATATTGAGCAAATCCATATCAATATTCATTTTGCAGTTTCTCTTCGCTTTCGAAGCGTATGCTCGAATAGTATTCGGGGTTCTTTTCGGGATCCGTTCCATCCTCCTCGGGGTCTGTCAGCGACGGTATTCCCGCGCCGACTTTCCCCGCTGCGACCTGTTCGAGCCAGCGTATTGCAGCCTGGTAGCGGACGTAGCGGATGTCGTCGTCCGTCAGACGTCCCGGCAGCGACGAGAAGAGCAGGTAGAGCGTGATGTCGCAGGCGATCATCACCAGATAGGGATTGCGAGCTTCGCCCGCTTTGTTGAATTCGGAGCCGATGCGATACCGTTGGTAGAGGTAGTTGCGCATTGTCGAACAGGCAGTGCGTGTGAGTGCCTCCATCGACGTGAAGCCTTCGGCCAGTGCGGCGTCGAAGTCGTCTTTGGCGATGATGTTCAGTATGTCTTCTTCGGTGATATACATTTTGCTATGCTGTTTTATACAATGCCTTTCTCTTCAAGTCGTCGGTCGTGACGCCTGCATGCAGCAGACGTTTGCGACGCAGGTATTTGACGTCGAGCGTCGTCCAGACCTTCAACCTGCCGCCGACGTTGAACACGTAGCAGCGTTTTCCCGTTCGTGCGTGCAGCGCCTCGGCCTCGGCGATGGCGCGCATCAGGCGCCAGCGCGCCCATTTGTTGCGGATAAGTTCGAAAAGTGTCATGTCAGTATCTTGAATTTGAATCGCCACGGCTCATCTGTCCGATCATCGGGGAGAATGCGAATGCACGGTCGAATGCCGCCAGATCGGAGATCGCCCGCTCGTCGGCATCGGGGGAGTCGTCGTGCGTGCGGTATCCGGGTTCTATACCCAGCAGTTGACGTGTCCCTTCGATGAAGTCGGCGTTGTTCCGCTCACGCTCGTTGTAGCGTATGCGCCCGTTTTCGTAGTAGGGGTAGACCGACAGCAGGCGATCTATCTTCTTGGTCTTGGGCGACGGCACGACCGAAATATTGAGCTGACGCCCTGCGCGGGCATTGCTCTCGTCGATAGCGCGTCGCAGCGGCTCGTTCCAGAATTGCGATTCGACGCGCCAATGCACGACGACGCCTTGCGGCAGCCGGCTGTCGTAATCCTGAATCCAGTCGAGCGTGCTGTTCATCGTGCGCTGCCGCACGTAGGATGCTATCAGGTACATGCGATGATCGTACAGCCCCCAGATGCGCACGGCGTTGAAATCGTTTTTACCCGAATAGGCCGGATCCCACCGCCCTGTGATGTGCCGGAATTTCGACAGCGACGGCAGCGGCGCCCATACCCTGTCGATCATCTCCTGCGTGAAGACCTTCCCTTCGACCCACGGCCGGTTGTTGTATTCTGCTTCGAAGGCGATCGTACCCAAATCGTGTTCTATCTGTACGAAATGGTCGTCGGGATATTTACTTTCCCAGCGCGGCTTCCGTTCCGGCCCGACGGTCGCATCGACACGGTGTACTATCCATTTGGGATTCCGACGTTCGAGTTCTCCCTGAATCGTCCTGGGTGCGAAGTTGTTGTTCGGTACCAGCAGGCGCCGCACGGGGCCGTCCATCGTCGGGATCAGAGCCGTGAGAATCCAGTTCGCCATCTCGTCCTGCCGCTTCGGATTCTTAACCGTGTCCTTGTCTTCGAGGTCGTCGCAGATGCAGAGGGTAGGCCGTCGCGCACCTTTTCGCAGACCGCGCACCTCCTGGCCCATGCCGAGTGCCGCGCCGATGAATCGCTCGCGGCAGACGAAGTAGTTGTCCGACCATTGGGATGTTCTCTGTGCGCCGAAATCGGCGATCAGACGCTCGTTGCCCGCGAATTCATCGACTATGTCCCCCAACAGTTTCTTGGCTTTGTCTTCGGTGTTGCCTACCAGTACGAGGTAAATGTCCTCGCCGTTGATCCAGAGCCATAACGGGATCAACACGTCGCAGACGATCGACTTGGCCATGCCGCGTCCCCAGCGCACGAGCACCTTGATCGTAAGGTTGCGTTTTACCTTATTTGCCAGATCAACGTGGAAGTCGGGGGTCTCGGCTGTGGCCAGATGCGGGAAATAGGCCGTGACGAAATACCGGAAGGATGCGCAGGCTTTCCGGATGCGCTCCTGCCGCTCCGCTGCGGCCTGTTCGTTGACCGAACCTTGTGCCCGCGCGATGCGGCACCAGCCGTCCCAACGCTGCAATGCCTTGGCTATGTTACCGCTGCCCGCCATCCTTTGTCAAAGAAGTGATGTATTTGTCCTGTATAATGTTCACCGCCTTGGTGAAATTCTCCCAGAAATCCGTCCGTGAAGACATCGTCTCGCGGATCGCTTCGGCATGTTCGGCGTGCTGCGTCATCCACTGTCCGAAGGCCATGAAACAATCGATGTAATCGACCAGTCCGACCTCTTTGTCCAAGGTCTTGATCGATTTGGTTATGCGTAGCAACTCCGTGGTATCGATACTCGACGAGTCTTCGCTGAGCAGATCGTCGATACGTTGAAGAAGTTTCGCGACCATTTCGTGTCGGGATATGCGCACGCCGGCGCGCTTCTCCTTCCAGCCGTAGCGCTTGACCCACTCGGAGACGGTCGACTCCGAGCGTCCGACCCTCGCTGCGATCTCTTTCTGCGAGCATCGCCGCATGAATAAATATTCGGCAAGATCGATCGTGCTGTCCATCTATTAAACTTTTGAACAAATATAGATGTACAGCAGTATTTAATCTATTATTTGAATATATAATATCAATCATTGAATATTATATATACAATAATTTGATATGACGGTTGGGGATCATTTAATTTGTTGAAAAATTTTTCGATGATCGAAGTTCAGAACAATCACGTCTACGCCTACGGTACCATCGGTGATTCGTATAGCGGTGAAGATTTTGCCGCGGCGCTGCGGCGTGCCGAACGGTACGGGAGTCCCGTCGTCCATCTTCACACGTTGGGCGGCTCCGTCATGGATGGTCTGCTGATGGTCAACGCCGTCAAGTCGAGCACGTGGCCCGTGACGGTCGTCGTCGAAGGCGTCGCGGCTTCGATGGGGGCCATCTTCATGCTTTCCGCGGCAAAAGTCAAGGTCGCCTCGAACGCTCTGATTATGCTGCATAGTTCGTCGTCGTGGGGCGGCGGAAACGCGAAGGAGTTGGAATCGCAGGCCGAACTGCTCAAAAAAACCGACGCTGCGTTGCGTTCGTCGTTCACCACACGCGGCATCGAACCGGCAACGGTCGACAGCTGGTTCGACGGCGAGGATCATTGGTTCACGGCCGACGAGGCCCTTGCCGCGGGACTTGTCGATGAGGTCGTCGCTCCGGTCGTCACGGCGCAGCTCTCGAAGCCGTTGCTGCCGGAGGAGTTGCAACGCATCACCGCATCCCTGGAATGTATATTTTCAAACAATAAGATTATGCTGAACATTTCCGAACTCCTCGGCTTGGCACCGACAGCCTCCGAGGAGGAAATCAAGACGGCGGTTTCCGCACTGAAAGCCGAGGCCGCGAAAGCGCAGGAGTACTGCCGCAAAAGCATCGAGTCGCAGATCTCGGCCGCACTGGATGCCGGTAAGATCACGGCCGAGCAGAAGGATTCCCTGCAAGCCTTCGGCGAGAAGATGGGCGCTGACGCCTTGCACTCGCTGCTGGACGGTATGCAGGTGCGCCAAACGCTACGCGATCAGATTGTACACGGCAGCAAAGGCAGCGCGAAGAAGTTCGACGACTACACGCGCGACGAGTTGCTGCGGATGAAGCAGGAGGATCCGACGCGTTTCAAGGAGTTGCTGGACGCCAAGTACCGCGAATAACCACGAAAAATACCATTTAAAGCCTATGAAATTCATCAAGTTCATCGTATGTCTTGTCGTGGCCTTCGCCATCGGCACGGCATCGTTCGGTGCCGGCGCCGGCGTAGCCTTCGCCGCGCTGTCGCTCATTCCTACGGGCGCTCCTGCGGGATCGTTGCGTTCCGGTCTCATTCCGGAGGTGTGGACGAAGGAGTTCGTCAAACGCTTCAACCACATCGACCAGGGAACGTTCCTTGACGGCATTCCCGACTATTCGCAATTCGTGCGGCAGGGAAATACCATTCATCTGATCGACTTCGGATGCGACCCCGACGTATTGGTCAATAATACCGACTATCCTATCGCCGTTCAGGAAATGGAAAATGCCGACATCGCTATTCCATTGGATAAGTTGACGACCAAGGCGACACCTATTTCCGACGACACGCTCATCGACGTGAAGGCCGAGTTTATTCCCGCCGTTATCGAGGCGCACCGCGTCAAGATTTCGGAATATCGCCTCGACAAATCGATTTACAATTTCGCGCCGTCGAAAAATATCGACGGGAAGACTCTGGTATTCGCCACGACAGGCGAGGCCGATGAAACGGGTAAACGCAAGCGGTTCAGCAAAGCCGATGTCATCGCCTTGAAAAAGAAATTCGACGAAATGGAGGTGCCGACTCAGGGGCGTCGTCTGGTGCTGTGTCCCGATCATGTCGCGGATCTTCTGATGGTCGATCAGGCATTCCAGCAGCAGTACTACAACTACTCCTCCGGTGTCATCTCGAAAATGTTCGGCTTCGACATCTACGAGTACGTGAAGATGCCTCTGTATACGTCGGCCGGCAACAAGAAGGGCTTCGGCGTGGCCGCGTCCACGGGCGACACGATGGCTTCCGTAGCTTTTTACGTTCAAAGCATGGCCAAAGCTACGGGAGAACGCCGGCAATATCGTTCGGACGCATCGACGGATCCGCTCTACCAGCGCAACCTGTATAACGTCCGAGAGTATTTCTTCGCAGCGCCCAAGCGATCGAACGCCATGGCGGCGATCTATTCCGGTGCAGTATCTCAATAGTAGCGGCGTATGTTAAGCGATGTTTCTATCGTCAGACAGCAGGGTCTCGGCAAAACGGCCGTCCGTCAGGACGGCATTGCCGGACTCGTTGCCGACGGCGTAGCGTTGCCCGACAAGGTTGTACTCGAAACGCCGTTCGTCGTCACGTCGCTGTCGGAAGCCGAATCGCTCGGTATCACGGAACAATACGACAAGACGAACAAGGTTCTGTTGTGGCATCATATCTCGGATTTCTACGCCGAAGCACCACGCGGCACGTCGTTGTACGTCGTTTTGGTTGCCAAGCAGACGGAAATGGTCGATTCGCTCGACGTGTCGGACGGTGCAGCCAGGAAGCTGCTGAGCTACGCCAAAGGTGCCGTGAAACTGCTCGCCGTGACTTCCATGAGCGACGACTGGGATTCGTCGGGCGACAAGGTCACGGCCGCGCAGGCGCTCTATGATTGGGCCGCCGCACGCAACAAAGCCGTGCAGATCTTGCTCGAAGGCCGTGCGTTCTCTCACGATGCGTATATAAAGTTGCGAGAGCTCACGGCAAACCGCGTATCCGTGGTCATCGGCCACGACGCCGCAGTGGCCGCCGAAGACACGGCCTACGCCAACTATGCGGCCGTGGCCCGTTTCATGGGACGACTCGCGGCCATTCCCGTGTCGCGCGATGCCGGACGGGTACGCACGGGCGCTGTGAATATCGCTACGGCGGGACTCTCCGACGGCAAGAAGGCGACCGATCCCGACTACTACGATGACGACCAGCTCTCGGCAATAGACTCCGCAGGATACATCTTCCTGCGGTCGTTCGACGGCTTGGCCGGCTGGTTCTGGAACGCAGACTATACGGCAGCGCCGTCTACGGACGACTGCGACACGATCCGCATGGGCCGTACATTAGACAAGGCGGCCGATCTGGCGCGTCTGAAAGCCTTGGAATGGCTGCGCGACGACGTGGAGATCGACGCCTCGACGGGCGAGATCGCACCCGAGGTCGTGCGTTCCATCCAGGCCGACATCGAGACGGCCGTGCTTACGCAGATGAGCGAGGAGATCTCCGGCGTGGCATGTACGATCGACCCTGCGCAATCGCTGTGGAATGTCGACACTCCGCTGGTAATGGATCTGGCGATCGTCGCGCGCGGCGTGATCGCACACATGAAAATCAATGTTTACTATACCAATTCTCTGAGCGATGATTAACGGAACGGAATACGCCTTCGAGGACGTGAAGATCTCCTTTCTCGGTCGCAGCCTGCGCGGCTTCGTGAGTTTCAGTTATGGCGCGAACAAAGCCTATACGAATATCCACGGCCGGGGCAACGTACCCATCAAGCGAGGACGCGGAAAAAAAGATGCGGAGCCCGCGCGTCTGACGATCCTGCAATCGGAGTTCGAGGCCATACAAGCCGCGATGCCCGCAGGTACCGACGTCACGGATCTGGCGCCTTTCAACTGCGTCGTGGCCTACGCTCCGCTGGGCGGGCAGATGGTCACCGACATCGTACCCTACGCTCAGGTGACGCGTTATGCCAAAGGTATGACCACCGACGACGGTAACATGACCATCGACTTGGAAATGATTACCGACATTCCCCTGTTGAACCAATAAAACACGATTACAATGGATTTTAAAAAGATTCCTTTCGAACAAAACGATAAGATCGAATTGACCGACGCCGAGATTGCGGCGGCTAAGCGCACCTACGGCGACATCTATCTCATCGAGGTGGACGGCAAGAAGATCTACATGCACCGTCCCACGCGGCAGATCTTCGACCTGGCGCAGACCTCGGCCATGAAACGGCCTTCGCTCTTCGAAGAGACGATCATGACCAACTGCTGGCTGGCGGGCAATAAGGAGATCCTCGACGACGTGGAACTCTTCTACGGCGCCGCACGCAAGGTCAACGAGATCACCAAGGTTGCGGAGGCGGAGTTAAAAAAGTTATAGCCTCGCGGGGCCGTGTGGCGAGCAACCCCGTGAGGATGGTTAATGCCATGCTCCGATATTATTTCCACCTTGACCCCGACACGCTCACCGACGAGCAGTGGCAGGCCCGCTGGGAGGAGTTGCAGTGGATACGAGAAATTGAAGCGAAAACAATCCGATGAACGTTCGAGAGGTCATATTCGATATTATCGGGAGGGACAGACTCTCCCCGACGTTGGATAAAATCGGCGTGCGGGGAGAGTCTGCACGTAAGGTGATGTCGTCACTCAATCGCCAGACGTTGACCTTCAACGACAAGATCAAAACGGCGGCGGCCGAGATTCCCGGCCTTTCGCGCGGGTTGACCATGTTGCGCAACCCTGCGATTATCGCCGGAACAGCTATCGCCGGCACGACGGTGGCGCTCAAACGTGCCACGGATCAGGCGGCGCGCTTCAACCACGAGTTCCGCAATCTTGCGAACCTGAATCTGGGCAAGACCCGCTCCGAACTTCGGCAACTCAAAGAACTGGTCATGTCGACCTCCTATGCCGGCGGTTTCGACCTCTCGAAAACGAACTCGGCATTTTTCGACGTACAGTCCGTTACGGGATTGTCGGGCGCTGCGGCTGCACCTATGGTGCGGAAGGGTATGGAGTTCGCGCGACTGCTGGGCGCCGATCCTAACACATGGGTGCAGGGGTTGGCGCTCGCGCAGGCCAACTTCGGATTCTCGAACCGCGCGATCGACGATTTCCAATCCAAAGCCTACGCGACGCTCAAAGCCGGCAACATCACCTTCGACCAGATCGCGCAGCTTATCCCCCGCTTCGCGGGTGCTGCGGCATCTTCGGGGCAGGGTTACGAAGAGGCGCTGAAAATGTTTACGCTCTTCACCATGCGTTCGTCGTCGCGCGACGAGGCCGCGACGATGACGCAGGCGTTGTTCCGCGATCTGACGAATGCCGGAGTAATCAAGGGGTTCACGGCCGCCGGCGTGAAGATGTTCGACAAGAACGGCAATATACGGCCCGTGTCGACGCTGCTCGAAGAGCTGAGCGACCGTTTCGCAAAGGCTTATGCCAAATCGGGCGATGCGGGCGTGGTCAAGCTTCGCAACCAGTTCGCGGGGTCGGAAGGGATCAACGCCCTGCTGAACACTGCCGCCGACCGTGCCGCGACATTCAAGGATCAACTGCGCAACTTCGCCGATTCGGAACTCGAACTGGCGCGTGTACGCGAGATTGCCAAAGACGACGCCGTGCTGCTTTCGGAGGAACTGCGCAACAGACTGAACGTATCGGTCACACAACTCGGTGAATCCCTCCTTCCCCTACGACTGGGCTTGACCCGCCTTGCATTAGCAGTTGTGGATACCTCAAACGTTTTGCTCTCTCCCGACAAAGGCGGATACAGAACGGGGTATAACAATACCTATCAGATGTTATCCGACTATTACGGGGATTTTGCAGACATGGATGAGAGTGCAAAGCAGAATCTCAGAGCGCACATCGCGCAGTTACGATCCCACCATGAAGGACGCAGAGATAGCTTTATGGGACGCAATGGCGATAAGTGGTGGACGAATATGATTCCGGGGTCTTTCCTGTTCCGGCCGACTTGGGCCGCGAAAGGAGCGATGGCCGAAGGATCGTTATCGGCTCTGGATGCTATCGAACGTGAGGTTCTGGGTGGGACAGACACTGCGACGCCTTTACTGGGCGGCGGCAAGACAGGCGGCACGGCGACGGACGCCGCGGCAATGCAGGCGGCACTCGCCGCCGCGGGTGGCGGGCGGCAGCAGAAAGTCGTTAACGTCACTATCGGCTCGCTGGTGGGCAGCCAATCGTTCAACACCTCGGTGCGCGAATCGCGCGACGACATCACCTCGGTAGTCGAGGAGGCATTGTTGCGCGCGATCAACGGCGCCGAACAACTCGCAATACAGTAATGAAACTGCCCACATCCCTCAAAGACCTGATCTTCGACACGTCGGGCGTAATCTCAGCCGTCGACCTGTACACGTACCTCACGTCACACGTGCGGCGCGTGAACTACGACCGTGAAACATTGCGTCCCGATTCCTATCCCGAAGTGCCGGTCGAAACGCTGGATTCCGCGCCACGCGTGTGGGACGGCAGTCTCACGGGTTCGGCGACACGCAGTTCCACGTTGGGCTACGCCGCAGCGCAGCGCGGTGATCTCTTCATCTCGCCGCTGACTGTCGACGGATGGACGTTTCCCGTGGATCCGCTTATCGGCGTGTCCGTCTCGAAGACCGTCGTGCAGACGCAACTCGGCGACGGACGCATACCCGTTATCGAAGAGGTCGCACACAATGGCCTCGACGTGTCGATCAGAGGGGTGCTCATCAACGAGGACAACGACGACTACCCCTACGATCAGGTCGCGCAGCTCAACAACCTCATCAACAAGCGCGGCGGGCTGGTCGTGCAGAACAACATCCTGAATCGCTGCTACGGTATCGAGCGCATCGTCATCCGCAACGCTTCGCTGCCGGGCGAAGAAGGTATGCAGTCCATGCAGGCGTTCACCATCTCGGCCGTGTCGGATCGAGACGTGCAACTTGAAATACGGGAGGGCTGGTCATGAGCTTCATTCCGATAAAAGAGGCCACGATCGGCCGTTACATCTTCCGCACGTTGTCGAGCGTGACGATACGACGTTCACGCAAGGAGATCGCGGCGACGGCCGAAATTACCCTGCCGGCAGAGTATGACGGCAAGTACCTGTGCAACGAGATCAAAGGCGGCGACGAAGTCGTCATCGCATTGGGATATGATGACCGGAAAACCGAGGAATTCCGCGGCTATGTCGTCGATGTCGCACAACGGCGGCCCGTAGTCATCCAGTGCGAGGACGAGACCTATCGCCTCAAACGCATGTCGCCCAAGGCGCGCAGCTGGTCGAGCGTCAAATTAAAGGAGATTATCGCCTACGTGCTGCCGGATGCGAAGACGCACGACCTCCCCGACGTGACGCTCTCGCCGTTTCAGATCAAACCCGGCGGCAGCGTCTTCGACGTGCTGGAAAAGCTGGTCAAGACCTACGGTTTGCAGGCGTTCTTCAAGGATAAGACGCTGCATGTCACGGTGCCCTACTACGATATGAACGACGGTACGGTTCGTTACGATCTCGAACGTAACGTCATCCGCCCCGATCTGACATTCCGCCGCGAGGGTGACGTGCGTATCCATGTACGGGCCGTGTCGATCCTGCGCAACAACAAGAAGCTGACGGCCGACGTGGGCGATTCGGACGCTTCGGCGATCACCACGCTGCACTTCTACAACGTCACGACCGTCGCAGAGTTGAAAAGGCTGGCCGAAGACCGGCTCAAAACAATGAAGTACGGAGGATTCTCCGGCACGCTTCTCACTTTCGGTGTACCATACGCCGAGCCGGGCATGGCGGCCGAGATCCGCGACCGGCGTTTCAGCGGGAACCGCTTCGGCCGTTACATGATCGATGCCGTGACGACGACCTCCGGCACGGGCGGCTTCCGCCGCGAGGTGGAAATAGGCCGAGCATTGAAAAAACAGAACGCACAATGAGCCGACAGGACGAAATACGAAACGGTATCCGGCGCCTGGCCGGAGGTGCGGTGCCGATGCTGCTGCGTATGGGCACCGTCACGGCTGTCGACGAGACGGCACAGACCTGCACGGTACACATCGACGACGGCTACGACCTCGACGACGTGCGTCTCACACCCGTCGAAGATGCGGAGTTGCTCGTCGTTCCCGCCGTCGGAGCATGGGCCGTCGTGGCATCGATCGAGAACAACGAGTACCTGAATATCGTCGTCAGCGTATCCGCAGTGCAGAAGATCGTCGTAAAGGCCGATATGCTGACGATCAACGGCGGGACACTCGGCGGCATAGTCAATGTCGAGACGCTCATCAGCGAGCTGAAAGCCATTAAAGACGATTTAAACATGCTGAAATCGAAGTTTCAATCCTGGAAAGTCGTGCCCAACGACGGCGGCGGAGCACTCAAAACCGCCATAGCGGGATGGAGCGCCGTGAAACTTCGGCCCACAGACCGCGACGCATTGGTCGACGACAAGATAACACACTGATATGAAAGACTTCGGAATCATCTGTGCACCCGATCTCGTCGCACACATCCAGCGCGACGAGCAGGGCCTCATAACGTGCGGCATGGCCATGGGCGACATTCTCGCGCAGAACGAATCGCTGTTGGTCGTCGCGGCACCCGGCGAGTTCAAGGCCACGCCGACAGTGGGGGCCGGTGCGATGCGGTTCTTGCGCGACGACGATACCGACGCTTTTATCGCCGCCGTCTGCTCGCAGCTGCGCGGCGACGGTATGGCCGTCGTGGCAGTAGAATATAAAAACGACGAACTGAAAATCGATGCGTCGTATGAAAGTTAGGACGGAAATCAAACAGACCTTCTTCGATCTGGCCGTAAGCTATGCCGGCAGCGCGGAGGCTGCCTACGACATCGCCTATGCCGCCGGATGCAGCGTGACCGATACGCCGCCCGCAGAGGTGGAGATCCCCGACGTGCAGAATGCCGCCGTGGCGGCGTATTTCGTACAGCAGCAGGTAACTCCCGCAACGAAGGCCGACGATACGGAAATAAACGGGCTATTATGAGAACATTGAATGAAATAACGGATACGATCAAAGAGTCGTTCGTCAACGATGAGACGATGGCACAGATGTACGGACTCGATGCCTCGAAGACCTTCGACGAACAGTTCTCGCGCGTGAGCTTCGAAGCCGTGCTTATTTATATTGTGGCGATGGCCAGTTACCTCTGCGAGCGACTTTTCCTCACGACGTCCGACGAGGTGACGGCGGCTATCGACAGCCGTTACATCGCCTCGGAGCCATGGTTCCAGCAGCGGGCGATCGAATATCAGGATGGCTATTCGCTCATCTACAACCCTGCGACCTATACCTTCGAGTATGCCGAGCAGGACGAGGCGGCGCGTATCGTGGAGTTTGCCGCTGCACGCTCCTATCTCGACACGAACGACATACGCCGCATCCGTATCCTCGTCTCCAAGAAGGAGAAGGCGCCGCTGAGCGCCGAGGAACTGTCGCGGTTCAGTACCTACATGCAGCGTATTGCACCGGCGGGTACGCGGATGACTTTCGTGAGCAAGCAGAGCGATCGGCTGCGCATCACCGCACAGGTAAACTATGACCCGTTATTGCTGAACTCCTCCGGAGAACGAATCACCGATGGCGTGAAGCCCGTAAACATCGCCGTGCAGGAGTATATCGACGGCATTCTCTACGGCGGTGTATTCAATAAGACGAAGCTCGTCGACGCCATACAAGCCGCAGAAGGTGTCGTGGATGTCGTGCTGCAAAGCGTTTCGACATCGAGCGACGGCGGTTCATATACCGTGCTGGACGGCACCTCCTACGCTTCGACGAGCGGCAGCTTCATCATCGACAACCTCAATATCTCATATCTCTCGCAAGATGCAGATTGATTGGAAGAGACATATCGTTTACAACCTTCCGCTGGTAATGCGGCAGCCGCGCATCGTTCACCTGTTGCGCAGCTTGCTGGCGTCGCTCGCAGACCTGCACGACCGTGCACAGACGTGGCGCGTGGAGTCGTTGCGGCGTGCACGCTACGACTCGTCGTCGATCATGATCGAACGGATGATCTTCGATGAGATGGGGTTGGAAGTCGTTATCGATAATTTCGATGCGGGAAGTTACGACTTTCGCGTGCGGATCCTCTCCGAACAGACGACCTATGACGAAGCGCGGCTGCGGGCGCTCATCGATAAGTACAAAGCTGCCGACAAACGCTATCTGATCGGAAACGGAAACGTATCCTATACGGTCATCTATCAGGATTACACCTGCGAGAAGACCGACGAACGATTCTCGGTGGAATATACGGCCTACGTCTGCGAAAAGCATGATTACAAGGAGACCGTCACCATAAGACTCTACGGGCGGAATAACAATGACGGAAGCATAGAACTCTATGCCAGCACGGGCGGTACCCCCGTAGCTTCGACGATTCATATCACGGCGGCAAGTGCCCTCTCGTTTACGATCAACGAAGGAGAATCTACATCCCGCTTGACGATCATTTATGAAGAACCCGGCGGCGGTATCATCTCCATATCGCCTACGGAAGACAGTACATACAAATATAAATTTGAACCGGATATAATATGGCTTACGTCAACACGGGATACCAGCGTTCGCTGACGCTGGTAGTAAAAAAATACGTCAACGGCAGCGAATCGTCGCGCACGGTCTACAACGGGAAACTGGCTTTCTCCATCGGCCAGAAGTCCTACGGTGCGATCTCGGACACGACATTGGCGCAGATGGATCAAAGCGCTTATGAGGATCGGTTGAATGACTTCATCGAGTATGTCGAACAGCAAGTGCCCGGGCTCGTCGTCGCAGATGTGACCGAGGAGGGATCCGAAGCTCGGCGATACAATACGACGAGTTGTCCGTTCGGAAAATAACGATTATGAAAGAGAGAGCTTATATCTACGCCGGTGAGACCGTAGTCCTGCGGTTCGAGGCGCGCAAAGAGGGACAGATTCTCGATCTGTCGGGGTATGATGTGGAAATAGACATCGCAACGACGGCAATGGGGACGCACCTCGTAAAACAGTCCGCAAAAGGAGAGGTCGACATCTCGCAAGCGGCACGCGGGATGCTTCTGTGTACCCTCTCGGCCGAAAATACGGGATCGTTGACACCCGGTACGGCGACGATCGGTGTGCGGCTGTTGCATGATACGTTCGTGCGCATGGGCTTCGATGCTTCGATCGAAGTCTTGCGCCAGGGGGCGACACCTGGCGCCGTGCTGAGCCGCACGGCGCAGCCCGTCATTACGTTGCATACACCATGTATCTGGGTCTATATGGACTTTGCGGCCACACGCGGTGATGACGGTATCACGCCCCACATCGGCGAAAACGGCAATTGGTTCATCGGCGACGAAGATACGGGAGAACGTGCACTCGGTGTGACGTATGACGATCTTACACCGGAGCAGATCGAAGAGTTGCAACGTCCGGCCACGGAGGCTGCAACCGAAGCGAATAAGGCCGCACAGGCGGCCAAAAATGCGACGGAGTCTGCAACGACAGCGACCGAAGGTGCCGTAGCGGCGGCGGCAATGGCGAACACCGCGACGGGGGCAGCAACGACAGCAACTACGGCGGCGAACAGAGCCGCCGCAGAAGCGACGGCCGCAGCGGGCAATGCTACGACGGCAGCAACAGAAGCCGATGATGCGGCGACGGCAGCGAATGCCGCAGCCGCAAGTGCAACCGGTGCCGCAACGGCGGCAAATGATGCAGCGGGGGCTGCGGATGCCGCAGCCGAGGACGCTACGCACGCCGCCGAATCGGTAGGAACCGCAGTCGAGGATGCCGCCTCAGCCGCGAAAGCGGCGAACGCAGCGACGGAAGCAGCAACGACAGCAACTACGGCGGCGAACAATGCCGCCGCAGAAGCGACGGCCGCAGCGGGCAATGCTACGACGGCGGCAACAGAAGCAACTAATGCCGCGAATGCCGCAAATATCGCAGCAGAAGGTATTGACGGAAAGATCGCCGGCAAAGCCGACCTCGACCCCGCAACGGGCTTCGTCAAATCGTCGCAGATAGCTCCTTTGCAGGGGCGTCAGACGGGCGTAAATACCACGGATGGATATTTTTCGTCAGACGCTCCGGCATTGTTGTTCGAAGGGGATCGGACACATGAAATATGTTTCACGACAGGAGATGACGTAACTACGGATCAAAGGCTATTTACGACTGCAAGGGGCTCCCAAAGCAACGTTCAACTGTTCGTCTCTAATGGATCGATGTATGCGTACATAGGGTCACAGTTAATGAATGCGGGTCGGGTGTCTCCTGAAACATCATACCATGTGCTACTGTCGGTGGATGTTGCGAATACAACGGGGAAAGTATATGTAAATGGAGTCCTGACAAATCAGACATCTGTTTTTCCCAATTATCAAAATGCGAATGTGTATATCGTCGGCCGGCTTACCTCGGCTTACATTTTCAAAGGAATTGTCCGTTTTCATCGCATCTTCAATTACGCCCTTACGGCCTCGGAGGTCGCCACGCTGTGGAACGGCGGTGAGCCCGAACGGTACATGCTGCCTCTGTCGGGTGAGATGCGCACCGGACTGGTCGCCGAATACATCGCCGCAGGTCTGTTGGCAGACAAGTGGCGCGACACGTCGGGCGCGGGCCTCGATCTGCCGTATGTTCCGACCGCAACGGGCGGCACGGCAGAACTGTCGTATCAAAGTGTCCCGAATCAAGGCGAAATAGTCATAGACAGCGGTATATTCTTTACCGATATTGCCGAAGGAACAGCCAATAAACGGATCGACGTACCGAGAGGATATGTGGCTCTGGCCGTGGCCGTTTATAATTACAATGCGTCTGCATTGACAAATGTCACCGTGCAAAACTGGACGGATGAACGGGCGTTCATATACGGCGCGACGGTCTATAACGCACGAGCCGTGTATTCAGTCTCCGCCGCCGGTAACAAATCCGTATATAATGGGACAGGTATCACGATAGACCCTACTGTCCAATATCTTAAAGTTATGGCGACAGGAAATACAACGTCCGGAGGTATGCGAGTAAGAGTAATATGTAAATATTTAGGGGTATGAGAAAGAAAATCGATTTCCCGCCTTATAGCGAGGCGGAAGCGATGCAAATCGTGGAGGACGGCAGCGTCCTGTGCAACCTGTACGGGGGAAAGATTACCGATGAACGGGGATTGGAAAAATGGAGCTACACAGATTCCGGCATTCTGTTTCCGCCCGATTCGGAAATTCTGTCGCTGACAGATGACGAACGCCGGCAGATAGAAGAGGAGTACAACCGCAACGAAATGACCCTCGCCGAACTCGAAGTGGAACGCAAAGAAGAGATGAGAATTCAATCGAAAATCGGATGATGGACTGGACGACCGTTATCGTTTCGCTTCTGTCGGGTCTTCTATCCGGCGGCGGTTTGGCAGGATTGGTCTTTTTCAAGGAGAACAAACGCAACAAGCAGCTACAAAATGAAACAATGGCCTCGTCGCAGTGGAAAGATCTCTACGAGAAATCCGAAGCGAAGGTAGAAGCGCAGGGAAAGAAAATCGATTCCCTATATAAAGACAAGGAGCGGCAGCGCGATCAAATCGACAGTCTCAAAACGCAGAAGGCCGTGCTGGTCGTATACAAATGCGAAATGCTGGGGTGTGCATTGCGAAAACCGCCGTTCGGATCGGGGAATACGGGACTAATCGGAACAAAAAATAAGGAGGAAGAAAACAATGAGTAGAGGACTGAGAAACAACAATCCGGGTAATATCCGGCAATCGGGCACACGCTACCTGGGCGAGGTTCGACCTTCGCAGGATGTGGCGTTCAAACAATTCGAGACGGCGGCATGGGGCTATCGAGCCATGTTCGTGCTGCTGGATTCATATCGCCGCAAAGGTTACCGAACCTTTCGGGATATGATCTTACGCTATGCTCCGCCCGTCGAGAATGATACGCGGGCGTATATGGACTTTGTGTGCTCGCACACGGGAATAGAGTCCGACACTCCGGTCGATACGCACCATGCTGCTACGATGATACCTATCGTCGCGGCAATGAGTCGTATGGAGAACGGCACCGAAGCGAACATGTCCGACGTGACGGAGGGGTGGAGCTTATTCATGAAACATCAGCCATGAACGCCGGACGGATCATCGTCGCCTGCGGCTTGTGCCTGCTTTTGGGATTCGTTGCCGGACGAGCGTCGGTCGAACCGACGACGACCGTTCGAACCGTCCGGCAAAAGGTATACATCGAGCGGACGACTCCGGTCTCGGTGTCCGAACCGATAGGCCGGCATCTTCAACTCGCACGCCTGGTGTTCGTGCGCGACACCACCTCCGTCGAACCGGTCGCCGAGCAGGTTCCACAGGCCGACAGCGCGTTCGTGGAACTGCCCGTCAGAGACTATACCTTCTCCGACGACAGCACGTATACCATTGTCGCGCGCGGCGCCTATGTCGAGAGCCTGCCGCGGATCGAGTTCCGGCCCCAGACGGTGACGTATGAAGTGGAACGAAAGCGCAGAATAGAGCACGGGTTCCAGATCGGCGTAGGTGCAGCCCTAACACCTCATGGAATCGGCCCTGCGGTATATGCCGGTTATGGGGTAACAATCAAATTCTAACGTGCGGGAGGGTATGAAAAAGCCCTCTCCATAATCTTCGGTCAGACTATTCAGGTGCGGCACACCTTGGGAGGGCTTATGCTTTCGCAGGTGCGTCGCACCTGTGGTTTAATATCGAACGTATGAGTAAGTCTGACATTTTCCAATGCACAATTCGTGCCGTAGCGACGGTTACATGCGTCGCTGAATCGACGATTCTGTCCCGCAGCCGACGGGAGGAGGTATCCGATGCACGGCATATTCTCATTCATTTGCTTCGAGAGAGGGGGTTCAACCCCCGCGAGATCGCCGAGCGTCTGGCCATGGCCCGTCAGTCGGTCAACGAAGCGCTCGACGGATTCGAGCATCGCAGCCGACGTCCCATGATTGCAGACAACCTGCGGGAGATCCGCAGGTTGTTGTCTGAATCGCGACCTGTGGGGGAATAGATTATGAAGGATTCCGAGTGTTCGAACAGGGATTCGGCCCACCTGAAACGGGCCGGCAATTTAAATCGACACATTTTTATGGAATCACAGAAAATCTATCTGGCCGGCAACGGCGGTACGGATGTATCGGCGCTGCTGGCTTCGGCTCTGCAAAATCGCGGGGTCGACCCGAACATCCTCGCCGTGATGGGCAACCGCAACGGAGGCGTCGGCGGCTGGGGTGGCAACGACTTCTTCGCTATTCTGCTGCTCTTCATCCTCATGGGTGCGTGGGGCAACAACGGCTGGGGCGGCGGCTTCGGTGGCGGCAATAACGGCGGTCTTCCGCTCAACATGCTCTCCAACGATTCGAGTCGCGAGCTGATTATGTCCGCGATCCAGCGTAACGGCGTAGACATTTCGCAGCTCGCGTCCACACTCAACTGCTCGATCGGTCAGGTGACGGCCGGAATCAATGCCATGGCAACGCAGATCAGCACGCTGGCAGGACAGCAGGGCATGAGCGCACAACAGATCATCAACTCCATCCAGGCCGGGAACTGTCAGCTTACGGCACAGCTCGCACAGTGCTGCTGCGACGTCCGCACTGCCATCGAGCGCCAGGGGTATGAAAGTCAGCTGGCCACGCTCAACCAGACCAACACGCTGACCAACGCGGCCAATACGCAGTTCAACGTCCTCGGTTCGAAGATCGACGCGCAGACGCAGATCATCAATGACAAGTTCTGCCAGCTGGAAATGCGCGAGATGCAGAACAAGCTGGATGCGGAACGCGCCAAGAGTGCGGCGCTGGCCGGTCAGCTGTCGCAGGAACATCAGACGGCGACGATCATGCAGGCACAGGCGCAGGCGGTGGCTCCCGTCAATGCGGCAATTGGTGATTTGAGCAGCCGTCTGGCGAAGATCGAATGCGGTTTGCCACCTACAACCGTAGTTCCCAATCCGCAGGTGTACGCTATGCCTGCATGTGTGGCCGCCCAATTCGGATTGGGCTTCGGCGCCGGTTACGGTTTCGGAGGAAACGGTTTCTGGGGTTAGCGGAAAGGAGGTATACTATGGCAGTATTCCCATTCCAATACGTTAATCGTCGCGGTATTCCGGTCATTACGACAACGGGCGTGAACGTGACGACGGAAAATGTCGTTTTCACGTTCCCTAATCATACCTTCGCAAACTCGTGGTACCGCGGGTTGGTACTCATCGAGCTGGCGCAGGCCATTCCGACCGGAACGACTGGAACGCTGCCTGTACTCTTCGAGACGAACGGGCAGACGAAGCCGCTGACGGCCCCAGGCGGTGCCGCTGTAACCGCAGCGCAGATCTCCGGGACGGGCGTCTATGAGGTCTACTACGACAAGCAGACGGATGTGCTGCAAGTCGTGACGGGTGTGTAACCGATAAAATAAAAATTAAAAGATGTTTAAAGACTTGAAAAACGGCTTCCAGGTGTGCCTGCTCGACAAGAGCCAAAAGACGCCTGTATACAAGATCGGGAATGTGGTTAGCGTATCTGCACCACGATTGGATTCCAGGCCGATGCCGCCCGGACAGATTC